TGCTCCTGCTAAAGCTGCTCCTGCTAAAGCTGCTCCTGCTAAAGCTGCTCCTGCTAAAGCTGCTCCTGCTAAAGCTGCTCCTGCTAAAGCTGCTCCTGCTAAAGCTGCTCCTGCTAAAGCTGCTCCTATAGAGGGTCAAAACTCTAAAGTTACCAGAGAGCAGTTGGCCGATAAGATGATTGAGTTATGTACTGTTACCGGCAGCCGTGATGCCGCTCAAGAAATTATTAACGGTTTCAAAGTAGAGAAGCTCGCTGAGCTAAACGAAAAAGATTATGATGAAGCGCACGGGGCAGCCGAGTTGAAGATACAACAGCTACGCGACGCGCAGTAGGTATCCCTTACCTTTGGGGGATAAAGGGGGGCGTGGTTTGGCTGGAACGGGCTGCGCCCCTTGATTTTAACAGAAGGCTCCGAAGAGGTTAGGAATGCTTAAAAAACTACGAGAGCTAAAAAAGATACAAAAAGCCACTGAGAGGGAAAGACTATCATGTAGTAACGCTCTTTTCTTCGGGGGAGAGACTGAACAGAGACGTAACACCCTCGGCCAGATCGGGCTTTTATTCGCCGTTTGGTTTCTTCTAGGTACGTTAATAGTTTTATTTTTTTAAGGGGACGGAAATGCTAGAGTTAAAAGTAGGGAAGACCTACGTTGATGCGGACGGAAACAGCGTGAGGCTTTTACGTAAAGTTATAAAACACGGAAAAGATATCTCCTTCTTCGGCGAGGACGGTACGGAATACAACCCTAAAGGGGAGGTAAAACCTTATGCAGCCGGCTTACCTTTCTTGGATATCAAAAAGGAGTTCAAACCTCTCTCCTTCAAAAGGGAGGAACCCACGGTAGAAGGTACCTTGGCCGAACGGGAGGGCATCTACGGTTCTTTTGAAGAACACTCATGTTTAGCCTCTACCCTTCTCGACGCCATGCCCCTCCTAATAGACAAGGACCCAGTTTACCGGAACGCGATGAATATGATCGTAATAAAAATAGCAAGACTTATAACGGGTAGAATGTCTCACGCGGATACTTGGCACGATATCGCGGGTTACGCCACTCTCGCGGAGAAGCACGCTTTGAAGAAGGATAAGAAATGACAGAAAACACGGTAGAAAACGAACACGCGATCCTAAGCCCCTCTGGTGCCTCCCGATGGTCGCAATGTCTTGCCTCGCCATTCATGGAACGAGGGAGAGCCTCCTCTTCTAGCTCCTACGCGGAGGAGGGTACGAAGGCCCATCTAATCGCAAGCGAATGTCTGATAGATAACTCAGCCCCCGAGGACCTAGCGATTAAGAGTTATACAGATTACGTACGAAAAGAGGCGAAGGGGGGAATACTGCTTGTCGAGCGGCGCATGAGTATCTCTCACATCACAGGGGAGCCGAATGCAGCGGGTACGGGAGATGCAGTCATTATCAAAGGGGACCGTCTCATTATTATAGATCTCAAGTATGGCATGGGTTTGAAGGTTAATGCGGAGGATAATCCTCAACTTGCCATGTACGCACTCGCGGCGTTAGAGTCCTTCGGGTTCATGGAATATTTCAAAGACGTGAAGATGGTAATCCACCAGCCCCGCCTCGACCATGTGTCGGAGGAGGTAGTCATGGTTGAGGAGTTATTAGCGACGCAGGAGTGGCTTAGCGAGGCTGCGAAGAAGGCTCGGGACTTACTCGAACAGGGTGCTCGTCCGAGCGAAGAAGACTTCTATCCTAGTCAAAAAACGTGTAAGTTTTGTCTTGCTAGCGGCGACTGTGCTGTGCAGACGAAAAAGGTTTTGAATGAGATAGATGCGGACTTCGAAGTGCTGGACGACGTAAAGGAAAAAGTTACCGACATTAAAGACTACACGAACGGCGACCTAGACAAAGCGATGCAAGCGGTACCTTTCATAAAGGCATGGGCGGCGGCGGTAGAAAAACAATTGCATGCTCAGTTGCTCGGCGGCGGAAGCGTCGAAGGGTGGAAACTCGTAAGAGGGCGACGGGGTAATTCTACGTGGACAGATGAGGGAGACGTAGAAAAGGACCTGCGTGGTATGAATGTCCCTATATCCCAAATCTTTGTTAAGAAAATTATCAGTCCGTCACAGTTCAAGAAGAAGTTTGAGAAGACTAAGCCCGGATGGTGGGCGAAGGTAGCAGATTTAGTATTCTGCGCACCGGGCAAGCCGACGGTAGCCGCCGAGAGCGATAAACGTAAAGCTATAGTCTTCACAGATGTCGCGGACGATTTTAAGGTAATTAACAAAAGTGGAGGTTAAAGAATGCGAAACGCTTTAAGGCGAGCTTTCGGGGTGATCCATCCTCTTCCCGGTAAAACGGAAAGACAATTCGATGCACTAGATTTCGCGGCGAAAGCCCTACGGTCGGGGCAAGAAATAGAGAAAGCGGCGTGTGAAATATATATGTCGTTCGCGCACCCTCCTCCGCCTAAAGCCGTTGAGGAGGCGTTAAATAATCTGAGGGATAAAGTATTCCCTTGACGAGTACCCCTCGTGGTATTTTCGGCTCAAGCTACGGGGGGTTTCAATCGAGCCGACAACACGTACTACAAAAAAAAGGAAGACGAAAATGAAGGTTATTTTTCAAAACGTAAGACTATCCTACCCCCATCTCTTTACAGAAGATAAGTATGGCAAACATAGCTGCTCTCTGATTCTCGATAAGGTAGATAACAAAAAACAAATCGACGACCTAAACGCTGCGGTGAAAGCTGAGATGCTAGAGAAGTTCGGCGCTAAATCCGTAGCGATGGAGACAGCCCTCCGTGCTGATAAGCAGAAATGCTGCATCAAAGACGGTGATACCTTCCTTACGGGGCAGGGTGAACCTTTAGCTCCCGGATGTGTCGTCGTATCCTGTAATCGCAAACCGACCGCCGCCCCCCTACAACTTCTCGACGGGAAGAAGGTAGCTATTACCCAAGACGGGATTCTTTACGCAGGGTGCTATGTCAACGCCTCCTTAGAGATATGGGGCCAAACCGGCGAATACCAAGGTATCCGTGGCACTCTCAACGGTCTGCAATTTGCTGGAGAAGGTGAACGCTTCGGTGGCGCACCCGTGCCTACCTCGGACGATTTTGAACCTCTCGAAACAGGAGAGGAAGCCGGCGACTTCAACGATCTGTGATGTCGAGTTTAGGTCATAACAGTATGTCTAAGGAATTGTTAGAGGACACTCTCGAACGGGTTGAAACCTTAATATCTGAGCGTAAAGGGATAAACGATACGATCAAATACATTCTCACCGCTGCCGAGGGGCAGGGACTAGATAAGAGAACTATACGTGAAATGTTACGTTTGCGGGGAATAGATAAGGAAGTCCGCGACGAACAAGAAGCATTACGCGAACTGTATCTTACGACCTTGGGCATATAACCTACACCCCGCCCGTGGGGCTCATACGCGGGCATTTTTAAAATGCAAACCTGATAAAAAAAAAGAAAGGGAAGAAATGTTTTACCCCCTCGAACCTAATCAAAAGGATGTTCTGTTTTTCGATAGTCTAGCGCACGTGTTAACGAAAGCTTTGTTAAAGAGAGAGTACATGGAGGATCACGGTTTGGAACCGGAGGACGCGGTACGAGCCGTACAAAACCTTAGTACCCAAGCAGGAAGCTCGGACACAGACCTACTGTCAGAGGGCGGCAATCCTGACGACCAAGAGATACTCCATTACCGGGAGGTCTACTATTATATGGCCTCGGCGGCGGTAATGCTCTCTGATATGACCCCCGCCCTCGTACCTGAAATCCCTACCATACATTAAGGAGCAACCTATGGATTATACACGCGGAGGTAAGACACGTTTCTTCTTCGAACCTTTCGGCAAGCGCGACGGCCTTTGCCCTCTTGGTTATAAGATTTATGACCGTAAGACGGGGGAACTAATAGGTCGCACTGAAAATAATCTGTCGGCATATACGGTATGCGCCGCCTTAGAAAGGTTCGAAGGATGAAACGGCTATTCCTCGATCTCGAAACCTATTGTGAAGAGCCTATCACAAGTGGAGCTCACAAGTACGCCGAAAGCGCCGAGATACTTTTATTCTCTTACGCTATCGACGCGGCCCCCGCTAAAGTATGGGACCTAACAGCGGACAAGAAGATGCCCTCGGACCTCAGAGCGGCGATCAAGGACCGTGACACGCTTTTCATCGCCCATAACAGCGCGTTTGATCGAACGGTGTTGAAGAGATTTAGCAAGCGTTTTGAGGACGTGAACAACTGGCGGGATACGATGGTGAGAGCTTACGCGCATGGCCTCCCCGGTTCTCTCGCCGTACTTTGTGGGCTATATAACTTAGGGCAAGAGAAGTCGAAAGCTTCGAATGGTCACCGTTTGATCCATTTATTTTGTAAGCCCCGCCCAAAAAATAACAAATTGAAACGTGCTACGCGCTTCTCCCATCCTAATGAGTGGAAAGATTTCGTGGACTACGCGAGGCTCGACGTTGTGTCTATGCGTGAGCTTTATTATAAGCTTCCTCGTCGCAACCACACGAAGCAAGAACTCGTCATATGGAGGCTTGACCAAGGGATCAACGACCGAGGCTTTTTTATTGATACCGAGCTGGTCGAGAGCGCCCTTAAAATGGTGGACGTTGAGCAGAAACATCTTCGGAAGATGACGAAGGAGAAGACGCAGGGGGCGTTAGAAAGTACCACGCAGCGCGACGCTTTTCTTGCGCACATTCTCGAAGTATATAAAGTAGAGTTACCTGACGCAAAGGCGGTAACAATCCAAAAGAGGATTGACGACCCTTCCCTCCCTAACGGTATGAAGGAGCTGCTACGACTACGTCTAAGCGCGACGACCTCCTCCACGGCGAAATACAAGAAGTTAAGTAAATGCGTATCTTCCGACGGAAGACTGCGCGGGACGTTGCAGTTTGACGGAGCGGCGCGTACGAGGAGATGGGCGGGACGATTATTCCAGCCTCACAACCTGCCCCGCCCCTCCTTCTCCTCTGAGGAGGTTGAAAGAGGCATCGCGGCGTTGAAAGCAGGTTGCGCCGATCTTATCTATGATAACGTCATGGCCGTTACCAGCTCCGCGTTACGAGGATGTGTGGCCGCATCGAAAGGAAGAAAGTTGGTTGTGTCCGATCTGTCGAATATCGAGGGGCGTATTCAGGCGTGGATTGCGGGGGAGGAATGGAAGCTCCAAGCCTTTCGTGCTTTTGATAATGGAAGGGGCCACGATCTTTATAAATTGGCTTACGCTAAGATGTTTCGGGTTAACCCCGAAGACATAACTAAAAACCAAAGACAGATAGGTAAGACTTCGGAACTCGCGGGGGGATACGGAGGAGGTGTAGGGGCCTTTGTAACCTTTGCTACATCATTTAACATTGACCTCGATCTTTTGGCCGAGGAGGCTTACCCTCTTATGCCCTCGCGCATTTTAACCGAAGCAGAAGGTATGTGGGAATGGGCGAAGGCCAGAGAACGTACGTTAGGCATTGCGAAGAAAACCTTTATCGTCATGGACAGCTTCAAGAGGCAGTGGCGTGAGGCGCATCCGGCGATATCCTCTTACTGGCAAATTATCGAGGGTGCCGTGCGAAATGCCATTAGTAGGAAGAATACCGTATTTTCCGTAAAGGGGATGAAGGTCGAGAGCCAAGGGGCTTGGCTTTATATCCTCATGCCCTCGGGTAGAAGCCTTTGCTATCCTAACCCACGAATTGACGAGGACGGTCAAATCCTTTTCAAAGGGATGGACCCCTACACACGGAAGTGGGGGCAATTAGGAACGTACGGAGGGAAGATTTTTGAGAACTTATGCCAATCTCTCGCCCGCGACGTGCTGGCCGACAACATGTGCCTTGTCCAAGACGCGGGGTATGATATTGTTCTCACAGTTCACGATGAGGTCATATGTGACACTCCAGATTCCGATGAATTCAACCCCGTGCATTTAAGTGGTTTGCTCTCCCACGTCCCTGATTGGGCGGAAGGGTTACCGTTGGCCGCCGCAGGGTTCGAGGGCTGCCGTTATAGGAAGGACTGAGAAATGCGTGAAACAGGGCCTTCGGGGGTCGCCGCTTATCTTCGTAGAAGGGTTATCGAGGCGGGGGGCTATATCCGTAAAGTTGAGTTCCCCAGTACGAAGGGCGCACCCGATTATTTAGTATGCCTCCCCGAGGGCGTGCCTTTTTGGGTCGAAACTAAATCCCCGACAGGCCGCTTGCGGGCGAGCCAGAGCAGAGAGATATCCGCGTTGCGGGGTATAGGGGAGACTGTTTGGGTAGTGTCTTCTAAAAAGGAGATCGACGCTTTGGTAGGGCTTTACCGAATATGAAGACTCTTGTCCCCCGCCCTTACCAAAAGCTTATCCGTGATCGTATTCTGAAAAAGAAACGCACAGCTATATGGGCTTTTATGGGGAGCGGAAAAACAGCCGCGACTTTGCTTGCCATCGACCTCCTTAAAATCGTGGAGGATTCGCCCGTGCTTATCGTCGCTCCAAAACTCGTAGCGCAGGTAGTATGGAGTGATGAGGTAGCCAAGTGGTCGAACTTCCGCCACCTAACCGTTTCTACAGTCGTCGGTGCTCTTTCCACACGTAACCGCGCCCTCGCAAGGGAAGCGGACATCTACACCGTGAACTTTGAACAACTCCCTTGGCTTGTGGATAAGCTAGGGGATGAGTGGCCTTTCAAAACTGTGGTGGTGGACGAAAGCTCGAAGTTACGGGGTTTCAGAGGGAGCATACAGACAAGCAAAACAGGGAAAAAGTTCCTTCGTGCGGGCGGAACAAGCAGGGCTAGTGCGCTGGCCAAGGTGGCCTTCTCAAAAGTGGATAGATTTATCGAACTCACCGGCACCCCCGCACCGAACGGGATCGAAACCCTATGGGGCCAAATGTGGTTTCTCGACGCTGGCCGCCGTTTGGGGAACACCTTCTCCGCTTTTTCCCGCCGTTGGTTCTCTGTTGGGTGGGATAAATACTCCTTGGTCCCTCACCCCCATGCGGAAGAGGAGGTAAGGGAAAGGATAGCGGATATAACTTTCGCGCTAAGAGCTGAGGATTGGTTTGATCTGAAAAAGCCCATAGTCACGAATGTAATGGTCGAGCTCCCTCCGAAAGCGAGAAGGATGTACAGGGAAATGGAAAAGGATTTCTATACGGAGATAAATAAGAGGGGAGTGAACGCCCCCAATGCCGCCGTGAAAGCAGGTAAATGCTCTCAGTTAGCCAACGGCGCGGTGTACGTCGAGGAAGCCGGCGGAGCTTTCGAGGAGTTACATACCTCTAAGATCGCCGCCCTTGACCGTATCGTGGAAGAGGCGGGGGGCATGCCTGTTCTGGTCGTATATCAATTCAAACACGATCTCAAACGGCTATTAAAGGCTTTCCCGAAAGGGAGGAAATTAGACGGTAAACCCGCAACGGTGAAGAAGTGGAACTCGGGAGGGCTCCCCCTTATGTTTCTACACGCGGCGAGCGCGGGACACGGGAATAACTTCCAAGACGGCGGCAACATTATAGTGTGCTTCGGAATGGATTGGGACTTGGAATTGTACGAGCAGGTACTCGAACGGATCGGGCCTGTGAGGCAATTACAATCAGGGCATGATCGTGCGGTGTTCGTCTACCATATCCTTGCGAAGGGGACGATAGACGAGCTTAAACTAGAGAGGCTTAGGACGAAGGCTTCCGTGCAAGAGCTGTTGCTGAGAGAAGCTTCTAAAAGGCTTTAGAGGCTTTAGAGGTAGGGCTGACCGCCCACGCGAGGCAAACAACCCAGCCGAGGACCGACCACCCTAGAAATAAGTTCACCACGAGAATGCTATTCGCCGATCGGTGTTTGCGAAGCCTAGCGACAACCAACGGCAAGCAATACACGCAGAACGTGATGATGTAAGCTAGGATTGATGTTGAAGAGGGGATCATGAGTCACCTGTATTTGGGAAAGATGCTACCGCGTCATTTAGGCGGCGTATCGTATCCAGTTGGAGGGGGGATTTCGCATCCTTGGCGCGATATAGGGTTGTGGGCGAACATCCTGCGCGGGCGCAAAAGTCCCGTACCTCTATGTTATTTTCACGCATAAACGTAAAAATATGAGTGATAAACGCTTTCTGATCGAAATCTAGTATGTTCATGCTTGACCTGTGTTACTGTTTAAGGTAACATGTTACCATGAAGAGCAACACAAGTCAACAAAGGGGAATAGAAAATGATAAAACAAGAAATCAAAAGCAGGTGGAGTGATAAGGTCCAATTCACCGCTGAAATTGAATGTGACGAACAAGCCTCTTATTCCGTCAAGCAGGGACGGGCTGCTATGTGGGCTGTTAAAAATAACGCTGACCTGCGTGGTGCGGACCTGAGTGATGCTAACCTGAGTGGTGCTAACCTGAGTGAAGCTGACTTGAGTGGTGCGGACCTGTGTGATGCTGACCTGCTCGGTGCTAACTTGCGAGGGGCTGACCTGAGTGATGCTAACCTGTGTAAGGCTGACCTGAGGGATGCTGACCTGAGTGATGCTAACCTGTGTAAGGCCGACCTGAGTGATGCTAACCTGTGTAAGGCTGACCTGAGGGATGCTGACCTGAGTGATGCTAACCTGTGTAAGGCCGACCTGAGTGGTGCTAACCTGAGTGATGCTAACCTGTGTAAGGCCGACCTGAGTGGTGCTAACCTGCGGGGTGCGGACCTGAGGGATGCTGACCTGTGTGGTGCTAGCCTGTGTGGTGCTGACCTGCTCGGGGCCGAGCTGCGTTATGCTGACCTGCGTGGCGCTGACCTGCTCGGTGCGGACCTGAGTGGTTCTTGGTTCAACAGGACACAGGGCTGGAAGATCGTGAAAGTTTAACAAAAGGAATAGAACCCATGGAAAAGTTTGAAGTAAAAAACAGGTGGAGTGATAAGGTCCAATTCACCGCTGAAATTGAATGTGACAAAAACACAACACTGCCTGTCAAGCAGGGACGGGCTGTTAGGTGGGCTGTTAAAAATAACGCTGACCTGCTCGGTGCGGACCTGAGTGGTGCTAACCTGCGTGATGCTGACCTGCGAGATGCTGACCTGCGTGGTGCGGACCTGAGTGATGCGGACCTGCTCGGTGCGGACCTGTGTGGTGCTGACATGAGGGGTGCGGACCTGAGGGATGCTAACCTGCGCGGTGCTGACCTGCTCGGTGCGGACCTGAGTGGTGCTAACCTGCTCGGTGCGGACCTGAGTGGTGCGGACCTGAGTGGTGCTAACCTGCTCGGTGCGGACCTGTGTGATGCTAACCTGCTCGGTGCGGACCTGAGTGGTGCTAACCTGTGTAAGGCCGACCTGAGTGGGGCTGAGCTGTATGATGCTGACCTGAGTGGGGTTATCCTGTGCGGTGCTGACCTGAGTGGTTCTTGGTTCAAAAGGACACAGGACTGGAAGATCGTTAAGGCTTAACTGACGGGGAGAGCGATGACACGAGGAACATTACAGGAAGGCGAACCACACCCTGCGGCAATGGATGCGTTGGGGTTTGTTAGGAGCATTCCATTTGAAAAGCAGTGCTTACTTCAAGGAGCCCTTTCCTCCTGCGCAATAGAGGGGAACCGGATGGCTGAAATATGTAGCGAAACCTTTCGTAGAGTTGTTGAAAATAAACCAGTTAGTGACAGGTACATTCTTGGGTTGGCATGGTATTTAAAAAACATTGGAGGAGAGTAGATGACCGACAAAAACCAACAACAAAAGATTGAGCTGGTTAGAGAAGCGTTCGGATGCGCTAGGGAGTTTGACCATTTTATAGCTAATAAAGCAGAAAGAGCCTTCGAGTCCCTCCTCCCTAATCTGTTGCCAGAAAGACCAGTAATACACGAGGAGCTTTTAAGCCGGTTTACTGAAATGTGTGATACGATGGAAACCATACGCGCTAAACAAGCCACCTCTGACAGGATTGTGTGGGAGGCAGATAAAATTATAGATGCCTTATCTGATTTTCGTTTTCATGCTGGAAACAATAAAATTGCAAAAATAAATAACGCTAAAGTCATCAAACTTCCTAAATGCGAAGGTGGTGAAAATGCTGTTTATGCAATGTGTTTTGAAAAACTGGCAGAAGCTATGTATGAATACCAAAAAGCCCGTGAGCACTTGGAAGGGAAAGAGGATGACAACAGATAAGAAAGACATCTATGAAAGAGCAAAGGGGCTTTTGGGAGCTGATGTTGGCCTGATTGCTCGCGCTTTACAGTCGGCATTCGAAGACGGTGTTGAGGCAGAGCTGAAAAGACGGGAAGACCCCGTATGAGGATATATATGAATTCACACTTAACCTATTGAAGGAGTAGACATGACCAACCCTAGAATATCTTACCCAAGCAACCGCATGAAGCGAGAGTTTAAACAGCTCATGAAAAAAGCAGTCTTCCGTGTGATTGACGTTGAGAAAATCACCACTAAGAAAAACGCCACACGCGAAGAAGAGTATTTGGGTATGCTGTGCGCTCGCAGCTTAGTCGGGGACGCAAAGACAAAGAAGAAGATTAAATGGAGTGGAAAAGCAAAGGGGTTTGAAACATGCCAGCCATAATTGCATTTGTTATTTTATTTTTCCTTTCAACCCTGTTCTTCGCTCGCCTCTATATAGACGGGGGCCTAAAGAATATTCCTCCTAACCAGTCGGCGACACAGGAGAGGGTAGCCAAGGAAGAGAATGACAGATAGGCAGTTTTACCAAATACTCCTTTACCTCCATAAGGCCACGCTAGAAACAAAACTATCGGGTATATCCTTTCGGGTTAGCCAGTTAATTTTAGAAACGGACAGGAAATAAGTTATTTAGGGTAGGTGTAGTCAATTTCTATGCCTGAGGGCTTCGTTTCCGCTCCGGTGGGAGGAGATTCTTTAGGCGCTAAGGCTTTGGTCGCCCCAGAGTTTAAAAGTGATCCAGTGGCCCCTATCGCGGCGATAGCAAGTCCTATATCGTCCGCATTTGCTTCACACACCCATTTACGGGCATCTTCTATGTAACCACTTGAAACGAGAAACCCAGCACCCGCAGCAATGCCCGTGCCTAGCCAGCCGCTAATATGGTTAGCCTTTGCGGCGTTTCGGCACTTTAGAAAGCTTATTAGAAACTTCAAGTTCATGTGCTTTTTTCCACTTCCTCCGTTGCCACCAATCCCAAATCTTAGAAGTTGGCACCGTCCATCTGATGAAAAACGGTGCCAATTTCATTACTTGGCCTTCATCGTAGCCACGGCATTCTCAATAGCGCCGTTGATCGCATTAACACTTGCTTTGATACCTGCCGCTTGAAGCGCGGGAAGGATGCGGTTAAACGCCATATCTTTCTTTGCCATAGCTTTATCGCCGTTGGCATAATCTTCCTGAACCTTTAAAACCTGCGCAGCAACAATGGCAATCCCCGCCGCTCCGAGTTCTTTCGCCATAACCCTAGCGAGCGGCGTTACGAAATCCAAGATGTCCTCGCCGATATCAGCAAGCCAAGCTCCGAAATCTTTCATCATTTCCGTGAATATACTCATTTTTTTTCTCTCCTTTTTTAGGGGTTATACATAGCCACGGTAAAAATGGCTATAGTGGTTACCGTCCGGCTTGGTAAAATCACCCCCCCAGCGGTTGTCTGGATGTCTTTCTTTCCAAAAGGCCCCTAAGCATCGGTGAGCTTCCGTACCAGTACAGTACACCCCATCTTTGTGTAAATTAAGGTCAATAGCAAGTTTTAGTTTATGGGCAGAGTTTCTGTGACTGTAGCTACTCTTCTCGCCAAACTTCCCATGAACACGGGGGTCCCGAAAACAATCGCCAAGCGTAACCTCAAAACCTAGAACGTGCGCATGGATTATTAACGATGGCACCAAACGTGAAAACGTCTGTTGCTTTATTAAAAGCTCGCTCATTTACCCTCCACTTTCAAAAGAGAAGTTACATACACGAACAACGATATGCCTTTCCTTCGTATCCTTCAGATTCTTTTATTAAATCCATACCTGTTTGGTTTAGGTGTCTCATCTACGCCTGTCCTGCCGTAGCTCTTTCCTGAATTCACCGACTCTCTTATCAATTCTTTCAAGCAACGCCATTGTGTAAGTGCTGTTGGCTTTTAACACGGCTATTTCTCGGCTATTTTTGGAAACTTCTTTGGCATTGTGTTTTGCCATATCAAGCGTTTCCTTGGCCAGTGCAGGAAGGTTTGAAAAGGAGGCTATGCCCCCCACTAACACTGCGCCCAAAGAGAACACAAGCATGAGCGGGATTTTGTTGTCTAATTTCAAACCACTGCCCGCCATAACACTTCCCCTATTTTATAGTAAAAACTCTTTCACTGCGCCTGTTGGCCCTTATTCTTTTGCCCAGATGCCACAAACGGCGGCACCCTCTTCCTCGGTGCAAACTTCTAGCTCCTTGTAAGCAGAAGGCAGACGTACACACGCGTAGTACATATCGGGATCGCCTTTGGCTGGCTGTGCACCCGTTGTGATGAACCCGTCTTTGTCTGTGACCTCCTCTGTTGCCACGGCTCCCTTTTTAACAGGGAGGACATTCAGGAAGAACGCCTTGAGTTCGTCTAGTGACTTTTTATCTTTCGCTTTGAAATATGTATCTTGCATTTGGTTTCCTTTACGCTGTTCCGCCGTCTGTGATTGACCAAGAGTCCCCTACTCTTCTGTTATCGTTGTCGAGGAGGTAATGTTAGGTGTTACTCCCGTTTCTACGGAGATCTCAGGCGTTACCGTGCCATAATATAAAATCTTGCCTGTTCCAGTTGGATCTGTACCAATAGCCATATGGGTAATTGTATTTGTACCTCCAGTACAGGCTGGAAACACGATATCCGCAGCGGGGGACACACTGTTAGCTGTCACGGTCCAACCACTCGTTGTACGTGCGACTGCTACCCGCGAATAGCCGGTATAGTCCGCCTCGCTTGTGGTTTGGTTTCCCGCTTCATCCGGGTCCGCTGTATGTAGAGACACATAAAGATTAGTAAGAGGGGAAGAGGCCGCGTTATCAGCGTAGTTCGTAATGGCGGTCCCGTTAAATGTTAGTTTTTGTAGGTCGTTTTCGAAAGTGTTACTTTTAGACATAGTTTTCTCCTTCTAAGATAAAGTGAATTGCCTAATAACGTCAGAAATACTATCATTACAATACATTTTATTCCCGTTGCTATTAAACTCTAAGCCGAACCCGGCGTTCGTACTTATAAGATACTCTTTACTATCATAGGACGCTGTCGGCATGTCCCATGCAGTGGGTAAAGAGTATTGATATACTGTCATACCCGTCCCAGATACCCAAGCCATAACGAAAACCTTCGTTCCGTCATCATTCATAAAGATACCACGCGGAGCAACAGTTGTTTGCGGTGTCGGATCAAATCCGTTGGTATAGCTGATTGTTGAAATGTCCCAAGGCGTTGACAGCGTATAGTGTCGTACCCCGTCCGTGTTACCGTTCACAACAATCATATGAGACCCTGTAGGATCGACGTACATATTATTAGCGCCCCATACGAGGTCTATACCCGAAGATACACTGTCGTACGACGCTGTGCTTATATCCCACGCGGTTGATAGAGAGAATTGAAAAGCCCTTCCGCTCCCCGCAATTATAAGACGGGTACCATCAGTCCTAAAGACTAGCCCTTTTACAGAACTGTCCTGCGCACTTACGTCTAAACTCTTACTATCATAAGATGCGGAGGTCACGTCATAGTTTGTCGACAAGGAATACTGATATATCGTATCTGTCGTGTTGTCAGAAATATATATTTTATCGCCCGCCGGGCTCATTAACGTGTCAAGCCCCGCAACAACCTGAGCAGAGATATCTTTTACACCGTTAGTAGACACGTTGCCAATATCCCAAACCCCTATACTCTCGCTGTCCCCTGCACCAGAAACCGAGGATACGCCAACGGCGCTACCTACGCTCGAAATGTAAACAACTAACTTACCCTCAAGGCTTGAGGAGCCTTCTAAAGCTCCTACGCTCGAAAGGTAAACAGCTACATTACCCTCAAGGCTTGAGGAGCCTTCTAAAGCTCCTACGCTCGAAATGTAAACAGCTACCTTACCCTCAAGGCTTGAGGAGCCTTCTAAAGCTCCTACGCTCTCGCCGGCGACAAAGAGGCCCCCAACTCCTGATAAATCGGCTCCACCCTCTGCTAAACCGATACCCTCTCTGAAAACACTGATACTACTAACCCCTAATAAATTAGAGCTGCTCTCCGCTAAACCGACGCCCTCGATATCAACCTCTATAGGGTACCCTGCTAAATCAAAGGTAGCAACCTGCACCTCCCCGCCCATTAAAATATGCCCGTTAGCGCTTGGGTGACACGTGTCATGCGCAGCATAGTTTGGAGTCCCATCAACAGCCCATTTAGTTTTTTCTACCCCTTTAACGCTATCCGCTTCAATGAGATAGTCAAGAATACCTTCTATGAGTTTACCGTCTAGCCACGTGTTCATTTGGTCGCCGTTGCCACCAACCCCCCAACTTACTGAGCATGTTTGATTGGCCTCCGTTACGTATGAATCAGTTGATAAGGCGTGTGGTGTTAGCTTTGTCCTTACAATTTTCTCTATGTCCCCCGCACGAAGCGACTGCCAAATTAATTGTAGGTTTGTTTGGGTGTGCGAAACACCCCACAAATTAGCGCCCAGCGCTTCAACAGCGTAATTAGCGTACTTTAGGAAATCCTTCCAATACGTGTTTGCGCCGACAAAAGTGTCGGACAACGCCCCGCTAGAGGATAGATTTAACGAAGGGATAGAAAGGGTTTTACTGTCCGCTGTCATACTGCGTGCAAAAAAGCCGCCTCCGTAATACCCGTTATCATCGCTGGCGGCGTATCCAAGGGAGATACTATCCCCAACACAGACGAAAGAGGGTTTCGTATCCTCGGAAGGTCTTCCCAATAGGATAGCCTTGTATCCGTGGTCTCTCGATACAGGAGCCGAGCCCGAATAGGTGAACGCGCCCGGCTCATCGACGCTAGACATGGTTGTCGAAGCGCCGTACCAAAGTATTTGGCCGTTACTAGTCGAGATATCGTCCTTATCTGAAAAAGGGATAGTGTCGGAAGACAAGGCTACAGACACTATCATTTTAATATGATACTTCTCGTTTGCAGAAAACTTAACAACGCCTAACGACGAGGGCAATATATCGTCACTATTTATGTCGTAATCTGTTGTAGATAATATTTTACTTCGATTTCCTCCAAAAGTAATTTGTGTGGTTTCCGTCCCCTCTTCGTTTTCTAGGGCGGCGGACTCAATCGTTATTTGATTATCCCCATCAGCCTGTCCACTATAAGCTAAAATTACATTGCTGACATTCACATTTAAAACTGTCGCGTCATTGCTAATCACATACCCTTGATTGGTAGCTTGGCTTCCCAAAGCTTGACTTTCAGAATCAGTTAATACTGTCTGGTTAGCGGCTATGACCTTTAGCGACGTAACTGATTCTGCTACAATGGTCTTAATGTTGGCCCGGTTTAAATCATTAGGAACCGTATAAGCCCCTACGGTAACAACAACGTCTTGTGTGCTGTCGTCATCGAAGGTGTATCTAAGCCCTGTACAAGCCAAGGGAATATCAAATGAAAGCTGGTCCACGGCGCGGCTTGCGGCAGCGGCCCCTGTAACTATAAATGCGCTACACTCCGCGCCTTCTTCAACTTGAGCCGAAAGACAAATTGCCGTTTCTCCTGAAACAGTAGAATCTGGACCGACAGAAAAGGAGTGGTACCCTGTACTGTCTGGAAGGAACGTCCCTGATATAAAGAATGTATCGTCAGACAGTTTTACTTGCTTAGTTATGGTCAGCGCGCCAGCGCCGTTTTGACTTACCGAAAGAGCACCAACGGCGCCTTTGATTATGCTTTCACTTGGGGAATATCGGAACGCAATCCTAGCTCTGCCCGAAGTCCCTTCACGATAGTACGCGCACCAAGATAAAGTGACCGCAGAAGTGGCATAGAAATCATCAGGTGGGCTAGCGCGGTGCCACGTTTCGCCCCCACTTGACACAACTGCACCATTATCAAATAGGCTTAACGCTGTCTCGCTATATTCAGAGAGCGCAGCCCCAATGCCTGTCCATTCACTAAATATAGACTTAGAATAAATTAATTTATTCTCACGCTGCTCTTCATAAAGCAGGCCAAGCGCATCTCCTGAAACAGGATCATAGTTAAACCGCGCCACGTCATCCGTGACAGCAACAAGCACACCGCTGGCATTGAAGTACGTACCAGCACTAACGCGTGTGAAGGTTGTGCCGCTCGGCAGCAAGCCCTCCGTAAAGTTGTAGTCTATTAAAAGACTATCATCTCTGCGAAAGAGGAGGAGAAGCGAACTGCTCATTTAAGTCACCCTCGGAGGCGTCAGAGCTAACCGGCTGTCGTAAGGCATGTTACACTCCTCTGGAAATAATCCCGATCGTACGTTCGGAGGCTTCGGAAGCGCTAGAGGTAATACGGATTTTCTCTACCGACGCGAAAGCAGAAGGATCGAGGCTTACCTGACGGGCGGGGTCCCCGCAAACAACTGAATATACACTCCCAGCGTCGTCATATTTAGGTAACCAAGCTGATAGTTCTTCACTGTACACCTCGAAAGTGAGGGACGCGCCCGTCATAACAGGGATATCAAGAGAGAATAAACGGAGGCCGCCGAAGGCTACCTCTCCGCTAAGGGTTTCGCCGTTGGCGATCGTTGCGGTTGTCGTTGTGAGGTTTGATGCCACCCCAGAGCTTCCGAGTGCTGTCATTTTATTATCCCTCTAGTTTATGGTATTTATTCCGATAAAGGTTACCCTATTCCTTCGCTGGCGGCAACAGCGGATTAGCCCTCCCCCTTGGTGAAGGGGAGTATCTGTTTTCTTAGCTCTGTTATTTGATTGTCGGTATCCTGTAGCCAAACCTTGCCTTCATCGGTAAGTATAGCCTCACGGAGGCGGCGAGGTGTTAAGGATGCCTCAAGCGTGTTGATTGCCTCTTTGGCTTCCCGCTTGGGGGCTTCAGCTAAGGAGGCTGCACGTCTAGTGTGCACCTCGGCTTCCTCTTCGGCTGTAAGTGTTATTTCTTTTCCGTTAACAAGTTTTTTCATTAGCTTATCCCGTATAGTTTAAAGGTTCCGCTGTTGATGGTTTGTGCCCCATCTTTTAATACCTGTATTCTGTCCAGCGTAATGGCTGATTGCCGCACTGATGATAGAATATGCATCCTTCCTGTAATCGAATCGTTACCCGTGCCAAACACAGCGGGGTACGCAGTACCTCCAGTAGGGCGTGTGAAATGATACACAGCGTTCAACCCATTTTGATTTCCCGCATCTAGGCCAATCCTACTATCGTATTCATCCTGTAAAGTTGAATATACACCTCCTGTTGTGGGCTGTAAAAGAAGCCATGCATAATCCGATCCTCCTAAATCAAAGCCGCTGGAATCCCCTAAACGGAGCATGCTTTGCACAGCTGCCGAAGATACCATCTCGGTAATAACTAACACATAGTTTTTATATGTGCTGTCAATACCAGAGGTAAAATCAACACTTGTGACTGCTGATGAAACCGTCTGTGTTTGTAATAGATTCCATGAACCCCCACCATCGCCTCCTGAGATATCAGAGTAAGACACCACACGGTATAACCCGCTGCCTATACACATCACGCTCGCCGTATCACCGGCCACCGTAGTCTTATTCGCTTCGCCCGGTATAATCAAACTTGTGCCGTTATGCGTTAAAGTCATCACTCCCGAAAAAGTGAGAACCTTAATCTGTCCCGTAAGCATACTCGAGCCGAAACCCGTGATCGTCGTCGTGCCTGAGATAGTGATCGCGGTTTGAGCTACCGAACCTAAGTCAACGGTCGTCGCGCTCGCCAAAGTTGTTGCGCCCCCGCCGATAGGGGGGAGCATTCGGTGATTGACCGTATCCAGCGTGAACAAAGATATATCGGAAGCCCCGTCATACGAATAAAAGGTTTTATCAGAAGTATTGTACCATATCGTCGGCACCACAGCGAAAGAGGGACGTGAGGTTCCCGAATACCCTGAGAACAACGCAGCGAGAAAATCTGACCATACTAAGGGGAACGCCGAGGCCATATCACCAGAAATATCTACATCAATCGTTTGGGACATTATGTTACCCTTCCATATCCTGTTGCAATGTAATCAAAAGTACGTGACACGGCTATTCCCATTGAATCGCGCCAAAGAATGGTGAACCCACTAACCGCTGGACCGCTAGAATACACAAAATAGTCGCCGGTAGCAAGGTTCTGACCTGTGATTGCGACACCTGATAATACTTTATACGCCGGGGAGAAGCTAACCGCCGTCCCCCCAGTACTAGATACTGTGCCGGCGGCACTGATTAAGCGGTCGGGCATATCTATCGTAACCGTTACGTCGCTAATCGTAAGTACGAGGTCTTCTATGTAATTCTCGGCAACAAACCTAAACTCAAACGCACGAGCCTCATAATCCCCAACGACGAGCGTTGACCAATCCGACCATGTCGGAGAACTAGAAGGATCGTCGTTCGTTGTACGAAGCTCAACGTAGGCCCCCCACTCTGTAGAATCTGTTGCGGACCACTTCCCAAGGGTTGACCATAAGTCCATAGCCTCCCATACCCCCGATGCAAGCCCTGCAACGGCATCTATGGCGGAAGAAACACGTGAGGTATATACTTCTCCGAGATCGTAATATGCCGCGAAAGTGTAAGAGCCCGCACCTAAACCCGCAAGTTTAATATCGGTCCCCTCTTTCACAAACTCAACAAAGGTGCCGGCCCATGTCGGCCAATCACTCACTGCGGCGACGGAGTTCATCATTGTCTGAGGTGAAATCTCATTGACTACCAAGGTCGCCTCGTCGCTCTCAGTGCCGCTTATATCCACCGCCTTGATAAGGAAACTCCCAGCGGAGGTTGGAAGCTGCACAGAGGTTCCTTCGATCCGAGGCATTAATGTGGTCGCCGAGGCCCATACGGCACCTGTTGTGAGAACCGAGTATTTTATGACGTAATGCGAAAGGTCTAGCTCGGTGTTTGCCTCCCACGTTGCCGTGGAGGAGTCACCGAGGACGTACATTCTAAAGTTTGAAACTGCTGCGGGGGCGGCGGCGATTCCGAATAATGTTATCTCTTTCGTGAACCACTCACTGGTAATGCCTATAAAGCCGATTGCTCGCACTCGCACATAATGTAGGCCGGAGTCGACATTCTTTATATCAACCGTCGTCCCTTCCACTTCACCCGCTTTGAGCCAATCCCCCTCTTCTCTCTGGAGCTCCAACTCGTAACCTCTAACTAAAGCCTCGGAACCCTCGGCGGGGGTCCATGTCAGTGTCACACCTGATTTAAGTGCCAGCGAATACCGGTACGCGTACTCAGCAAAATCAACGCCGATAGGAGCCGCCGGCGCATCTTTATTGTATAAAGAATAATTAACCTCATCCAAAACGACATCTTCCTCAACCCTGTCATATTTAGAAGGGTCGTAGAAAAGGCCGGAAACCGCATATAAGTCGTTTTCACTTTCCCGTACCGCCAATATGCGAAACTCACGCCCCGCTACCTCCGAAGATGAAAGCCCCCACACCGCGCCGTCAACAGGAACTTCCTCCAACGCCTCAGTGAAAGTTAGAATTGTAGCGTCGCCTGTGGCGTTTGTTAGGGTGCGGGTGGAAACGGTTCCGTCTGGATTTATGATTGCAAGGCTATAGGGCTGCCCCCCTGCGGAAATAGAAACTTGAACGTCTATTGTTATGCTCGTGGTCGTAGAGGCTGTTATTCTCCCGCCTAAACGTACACCAGCGTAATTTTCATCGTACACTGTTATAATGTCACCCGGCACCACGCCCATGCTGTCCCATGACGCTTCAAAATTAACTGTCTCCGTCGCGTGCTTCTCAGTGTCGAGTAACCATTTACCAACCCGATGAGCTTGACCGCGTGACGTGCAGCCGTAAGCAACTAATGAAACCTCGCGCCAGCCATAGGTTTCAAGTAAGTCGGCATCATCTACAAGCTCAACAACAGGCTTACATTGGTTGTCCAGATCAAACCACGTTACGAGAACAACGGAATGTCGTGCGGATAAACCAACGCCCTCGTAGGTGAACCCTCCAACGACATTAGCTTCATTATATATTTTAACTGAATCAGAAGGCATATCAACGGTGAAGGCTACTTTTCCTGACAACCAATAAGTAAGCCCTCTAAAAGTTGCCGCGATAAGCTGCACCATCGTATAGGCATCCATACGGCGGTTGAACTGGTAATTAAATACGTATCTTGGTTCTGAGCCGCCGAAGCCGTCGTCTACGTACTCGTCACAGTATTGAGCGATTTCATAAAGGGCGTATTTATCCACTTGATCCGCATCAACATCGTTACCGAGGCCGTAGTCCTTATCGGTAAGCACCCCGTACAAAACCCATGCAGGGTTGTTGGACCACCCCGTCGTAAACGTGCCGTCCCAAATCCCTGTGTAGGTGCGGGTTTCAGGATCGTAATTAGAGGGTAGCGGAAGCAAAACGCCGCCCCAACGAAAGGAAACGGTGGGGATGCTAGAACCAAATTGTTTGGCATCAATCGACGTAGCCACAAGCCCACACGTAGGATATATAAACTTGTTATCTGTTATAAGCGTCGTGTACGCCCAATTAGTTTTGTTTTGCAACGAGGTTTCTTCGCTGTCAGCGGTGTTACGTGTGAACTTTATATCCCAATCAGTCGAACCGCCGAGAGGGATACGGAAAGTCTCGTTGAAGGTAGAAACGCATTTATCATTATACGTAACCGTTCTCGCGTTCGTCCACGTACTAGTGCCAAACACTCGTTTTGATAAAGTGAAAGAAACTTCGGTCTTTAAAAGATCGCCAGTGGAAGTACTCTGGCTGGTGAGATAGGGGATGCCAACAGTAACCGCGCAAGCATCAAGAGGTCCCGCGAGAGTTCGTATCACGGGGGTTACTTTAGTAACCTCCACGTTAATACTTGTTGTCGTCGAAGCACTAGCGAAACCTTCTATATAACTCTGGTCGGCCTCCCCCGTCCTTTCGATATAATCTATACCGGTGAAATTGTAGCTCCCATTTGAAGCTTGGAGCGGGGTACCGTCCAGAAAAACACTTTTAGCACCGTCTATTAGCCCCCTACACGGGCCGTAACTTATAAGATTAACAACGCGAGCCAACGAATTGGATTGTAAAGAGTTGGGATCTTCTTGGGCAACTCGCGCAGCCCCGCCGCCGCCTTTTCCCCCGCCACCCGCGCCGAAAGCTCCGCTCTTCAACTGTTGGTAATCAAACGTGGTCATATCCGCTCCGCCGTTATATCCGAGCTAATCGCCACAGAACCGCAAATAAACTCACCGAAAACGAGGGGCTTCGCGGCCCCTTGCCGGGCGGTATTCACGGGACCATTGAAAACGTAACTGGCGTTCGCGTCCGCCCCCGCCTTCGTAGACGTGGTGGAGGCGCTACCCATAAAAGCTTGGCTTATCCCTGTTAATACCATCGCGATACCGAAACCCGCGATCTGTGAGAAGGTTACACCCATGAAAGCCACCGACCCCATCAACCCAGCCGTTCCAGTACCCGCTACCCCTGTGAGCGCGCCATAAGCAGCGGTAGCCGCGCCAGAAGTAACAACAGCCAGCGCGATCAGAGCAACCCCCATTAGTATCTTCGTCGTGCCGTTTCCGCCGCCGCCTGCGCCATGGGCTACAGGAATTATAACTATTTCAGCATCACGAGCCAAGCGCACGTCAACGGTATTTTCATCAAGGTCAAACTGCCTCCCGCCGCGCTTATAAATCACTCGGTAGGAGCCTTCTAATATTCTCTTTTTAAAGCCCTTTAATTGATGGCATAAAGCTCCAACCAACGCCTGTGGCGTAGGAGCATCTAAAATATAGGGACCCCCGAAAGAAGCAAGATCGCCCATAAGGGTCAACGAGGCCATGTTATTCTCCCTCTTCCTTGTACCGAAGATAATGCGTGATAAACTTACTCCACCTATTGATCGGCTCACGGCGGCTTAAACGCCCGTCGAGATGGTGAAGTCCTAAACCCCTATCGAGTATAACCCCTCCATGGTTCGGCACATCGGACCTAACCTTTCCGATGAAACAATCCCCGTCGCGGGCTTGAGACGAATCTATCTGTTCGAAACCCATACGTTCAAAGTTCTCTACGTAGAGGTTTCCTTTACCCTCCCACCAATTCTTGTCACGCGGAAGATCGGGTAACTTAAGCCCCCGCACTTGCCAAAAATAACCACGCACCACCGTAAAGCAGTCGGTTACACCGTGCACGAAGCGTTGGCCGATAAGGGGGGTTTCCAAAAGGAAATCACCCCACCACGTAATATCAAATGCCTCGTTTTTATTACAGGGGATCAGCCCAAAGATGCAGTCCATCGACATCTGTGAAACCATATCAGCATGCGAAGGGGAGGTTCCCCCCTCGGGGTGGCTATGGATAACCGCTTCTAAAGAAGCTCCCGCCTCAAATATGACGCTGTCCTTAATACGGAAACCTTTGGTAGGGTCTTCGGCAATATTGTCACACCTTTGGTATATCCCTCCGGCAATAATACCACAGCTTTCTTTCGGCCACTGGTCAACCGCGTGTTCCTTTATTTCCGCCAAAACTTCTGGCGCAAAATCAGGGGTAGGGAAACTGCTCATATTATGTCCTTCCAAGTCCGGGGAAACCACCGAAAGGTATTTCCTCATTATCGCCGAAGCGTTTACGACAATCACTTAATTTCTTGCCGCAGCAATCCTTCGCCATCGTAGTACCTATTCCTGTTCTGTCAAAATAATTAGTATCAGCATAAGGACAGGTTGCTTTTGTATACTCGAAAGCCCCGCCGCTATAGCGGCGATAGATCAAAGGGCAAACATCTCGGATCAAAGCATCACGAGGTAACTTCGCGCTTGCGTTATCCAACGCCGTTGAAAGCTCCATCACCGCCATGCTCTTTGTCACGGATACTTTTCTCTCAACCTTGTAAATATCCAACGGCCAGTATTGTTCTGGATCGGCACCCGGCTGGTCGTCAAGAAACTCATACAATGTTTTCGTGCGGGTAACCGTACAACCGAGAAGATCGCCGTATACCGTCAGTAACGCACCAACGACGTTATCAGCATTTCCGATTGATATGCGCGGGCGAGGCATGGCCCCTGCGGTGGTTTTTTCAAAGCCCTCCACTTGTACATCCACAGAAGTATACGTGTTCCCTCTCCATATGATAGGCACCGCCGATGAAGGGCGGGAAGGCGTCCAATAATGGATAATGCCACCGAGGGGGGTTGCGTCGAGGCTGAAAAGCTCGACATACGCCCCGACTTCTGTCTGTTGCGCCCTCCGCTCGATAGTAATCCCCGCCTGAACAAACGTGAAAAGAACAGCGTTAGGTTCTATGGCAAACTCAAGGCGCGGATACGCGTAGGAGCCAACATCAAAAGTAACGGTCTTAACAGACAGCACGCTGTCATTTATATCAACCGAGATAGGATAATCTGTCACAGTAATTTGGCCTTACGTTATAGAGAGAACTCCATTAGTTTGATCGAAGTTCACGGAAAAAGTATCACCGGTGGTAAGCGTTATTGACGATCCATAATCCGTAAAGGCAACAAGCTCGTCATTCGTAGCGGAAGCATTATAAAGAACTGCATACCTGAAAGAGGCCATCGTACCCGTTGCGGTAAAGGTTACATCATTCAACCCAAGGCGGTAAGTGCCAGCCACTTGTGCGGAATAGTTTTGCACGGCCTGTGTGCCGCCGGTGGTGTATCCGTTACCGTTGGCGATTTCTGTTATGTCGGTTAGAACGGTGTCCGTCGAAGAGGGGGGAGTACCCGTCAACACTAACTTGAGAGTGTCACTCCCTAGGTTATGCGTCTTTTCAGCCACCGCCTCAACGAAAGAATTAAACTTATTTAATGTCGTCATTTTCAAACCCTCATGGTGTGTGAACTTCTGTGAAAGTACAAGTGATAGTGCAAACTACGCCGGAATCCTCCCAAGCACGTATAGGCGGGCTGTTTCTAAAGAGACGTTCGCTATCACCTGATACTGTATAGTAGAAAGCCTCGAAGCCTCCGCGAGCGTTGAGGAAGGTTTCTATATTATCAGCATCAGCATTCGATATCGAAGCCCACGTCAAATCATAACTGTGAGTTATATGATTAACCCCGTCCTTGGCTACCTGAACATGTCCGTCGCCGAAATCAACCTGCTTCAAACGGTAAGACGGACTCTTTTTAGCTGGAAAGCTCGGGGCTTTCGGTGGAGAAAAGGTTTCGGTCATACTGTCCCCTGTAATGTTCCGCCCGGACGCTGCTCTTGCTGAATGATTTCAACAATCTTGGCCCTTGCTGCTGTTGCGAAAGCCATCCCCGCCGAAGCAGCCGTCTCAGGGTTTTTTGCCGCCGCACCGTCAACTTTTACGTTGAATATAAACTCCTGCTTCGCTTGCGTTCCCCCGCCAGCGACGTTTGATACAACCGTGCCTTGGGTCGAGGGGATGAAGGTTTCCCTGCCTTTTTCGCCGACGGTATAAGCGTGGTCGGGATATACGGTGCCTCCAGATGCCATGCCTCCGCCCGCGCCAAGAAACGAAGAAAAAATTGTGCCGATAGCGCTAAAAGCGGTGCCGGACATCTTTTCGCTCGCGCCCTTCATAATCGGATTAATAATAACATTCAAAATAGATTTTGCAGCAAGCTCTTCGAGTATGGTTAGATACGCAGTACGGAAAGCTTCCGCCGCGCTCGTGCCTCGCACAAACGAGGAGGCCAGAGTGTTAGAAAGCTTTTTCGTAAGAGCATCCCTCGCTTGGGCATACTTTGCCTCTTCTTTGACGCGGGCCTTTATACGCGCTTTCGTCAACGCCTCCGCCGCCGCGCCGGCTTCGATCCATTTTACGTATTTAATCTGCTCGTCGGTGCTTAATTGCTTGAGGTAAGGTTCTGCGCGGAGCAACGCGGCGTGTTGAGCGGCCTGAACGGTGGTTTTCTTCCCCAGCTCCGCCGCGAGGCGCATCTTAGAAAGCTGTCTGTCTAGCGAGGTCGTGGCCTCGTCATGCTTCTTTTTCTTACGGGCAAGATCGGCCAAGGTCTTCTTCCTTACCTTCGCCGCCTCCTCGGCTGCCTTTTTATTGGCGGCGTGTACCTGCTCTAAGGTTCTTGTGTCCCCAGTGGAAAAGGAGGGTTGGAAGGTAGGTCCACTAACCTCTTTCGCCACCCCGGTTACCGAGGAAATACTCTTTCGACCAAGAGAGGCGCTACCGGAAACAAGTTCAGCCCTCTCCTCCTTTAGCCTCTTAAGCTTCTTTTCAAGCCCTACCAAGGCGAGATCATTAACCATCCCCTGCCCGAAAATAGCATCCCCATTAGTTCTCTTGTGGGTAATAGTTGTTGAAACCTCCCCGATCGTACGGTTTAGGTCTTTCAACTTCTCGGCGTCCGAGAAAAAAGCACGCGTTAACGCTACCACCGCCTCGGTGTTATGGAAGAACCCTCGCACCCATGCAGAGTCCGACAAAGATACTTTAAGATCGTCCCATGAGTTACCGAGCGCGTCAAAAGAAGCAGAAAGAGGGGTGACACCTTTCTCTCTCGCCCCCTTCATTGCTTTCGTTAGCTCTTCGAGAAGAATAGCTTGTGCTTTCGTAGCTTCCCCCGCCTTCTCGAAAGCCTTTATCTGTTTGTATTGCTCGTTATTGAGAATACCATAGTCTTTATTTAATTTATTAGCGAAGGTGCTTACCTCCTTGAAACCATTTGCGAGTTCAGACATGGCTTCGGGAAGGTCACTACCTGTTACTTGAGCGTAATCGCCGGCTAGGGTGATTAACTTCGAGTACATGTCGCGCCCGATTTGGCGGGTTTGCACCATCTTCGTAACGGATTCTATGGCGGCTTTACGTGAAACACTCGATAACTTCGAGGTGGATTCGATAAGAAGGTTGATCTCTTTTCTATTAAGCATCCCTGCGCGCCCTGACGCAGCCAGTCTAATCTCAAAAGAGCGTATAACCTTATCGGCGTTCGCCGCTCCCTTGACAATCGCGCCTAAAGTAAACGCCACACCTCCCAACGCGGCGAGTGTCAATCTGGCTGGACTAATCAAGGCCCGTAGAGTGTTACCTAAACCCCCCCACGCCTGTGTAACCTGCCCCCCTTGTTGCATGAGAATGGTAAAGGGGGAGATACCGGTAGCTAACGAAGCCGCGACGTCATTCACTGTATATTGAATGGTGAGGAGCTGCATACGCGTTAATTTAGTTGTTTTACCGTACTGCTCCATGCTGCGGCGGCTGCGCTGGAGGGCGGGTGACAATTTATTGTTGTGTTTGTCGGCTAATAAACCAAGATAACGAGAGTATTCTTTGGCGGATATTTTTCCGCGCTCGAAGGCTCCCCGAAGGGTCTTCTGTCCGCGCTCTAAGGCTACCTGCGCTTTCACCGCAGGGTCCAGATTAGACGTAAGCCTCGCGAGGCCCCGGCTCATACCCACCACGCTATCCTGCGTTCTTTCGGTACTATTATCGACTTTCTGCGATGCCTTGGCAAACTCCTCGTTTGCCTTCGTCATCCTCTTCACTCCGGCGGTATAACCCTTATCATCCATCCCAGCGGAGACCCGTAATTCAGCTAAGTTAATCTTATCCGCCATTTTACCCTCCCGATCCTTTATTTATGACATCCAAGCACACGCTATCAAGCCTACGCATAACATAGCAAAAAACCTCAAAATCTCCACCTGTTATTTTATAACGGGTAGAGTAACAATCATAAGCATTAAAGGGGATGGGGCCCGCGCCTCCCATCGGTAGAGAGGGGCGGTCACACGCAAGGTCAGCCAGCGCCTTACGATAGAAAACGGCCCAACTAGGCCAGAAGGCGTCTTCGGGACGTTTTTTACGGGTAATATGGTGGGAGGCCGTAGGGTCCTCAGCCGTAATCTTATCTAACCATTTGTCGGTCGGCGCTTCCGTTAATTCCCAGCGGAGCGCCGCAGTTAGTTTTTTGCGACTTCTTCCACCTGCTCGAACGCAAGCTCGGAGGCTTTCAGAGAAGCGGACTCGATCGCATCGCACAACTTTCTAAAATCAGGGTCGCACAGCACTTCCCTCGCTAACTCTTTTGTATATTCTCTATCAAAACCCTTCCAATCAAGGAGGATATGCTCCGCAATAAGTTTCCCCCGCAATCTAGCAAGTTCTTCATCACTAAGATCGTCCGAAGCCCCAGATGCGATAAGTTTCTGCCCCTCCGTCATCCGCGCCTTTTGATAATCTGAATTATCAAAGGGGCGTACCCGTAGTTTTACACCGGGGATGTCAACTGAATCTTCCCAAACCCCGTCCTTTTCCTTAACAGGGTCGATCTTCACCGAAGCAAGCTTTAAAACCATATTCTAATCCTCGTAGTATTCAAAACGGTCGAATTGGATGTGGGCCACCGTGGTAGAATCATACGAGGCCGAAAACTCAAGTGGTATCATAACGTCTTGGTTTTGTCCACCTGCGGAGGGGGCTCCCGAGGTAAACGTCACCCTAGGAATCGTGGTAACAAAAGCTTGGTTATCCTTGGCCGCGATAGAACTAATGTTTGTAGCCGTTCCCGCAAGCAACTTCTCCAACAGGGTATTCGAGCCGAAATAGGTTTCAATCGACCCCGTCACCGCGCACATCCCCGCACCGATATCAACAGAACCAACCGTTCCAATAGCACCGTTCATGCGCACGTTATTGTTAACCGTTACTTTTAGGGACTTAACATAATTTGGTGTCACCACTGCGGAGCCGTTCTCTGAAATCCGCCCGACATTCGCATTTGCTGACATAACAACATTCGTATCCGCATCATCTGGCTCGGTATCTAACGAGGTTGTAGTTTGTTCGCCGCTTAAACCGCTAAAGGCGAAGGAGCCTGTAATGACCGCGTCCGTTTCGTAACTTAAATCCATTTGCCCCGCAACAAGGCCACGTTGGATAATGTACGTCGGTGTTGTTTGACCCATAAACCCACGTTCGAAGGTCATCGAACTACGGGTAGTGCCGTTTCGAATCATATCGCCGAAGAATACCCTTATCGTCTTAGCAGCGCCCACGTCGGCGGTCCAGCCGGTAGGAAGGTTGTCAAGAGTAAGCGCCGAGGATGTAATAGACGTAATTCGCGCCCAACTATTTAGCGCGCCGGTCGCAAAACTGTCCCCAGCGGCGGTGCCGCCAATCTTCACCCATTTACCAACGGCAAGTCCAGTAATCGTTGTAAAGTCGAGCGCCGTAGAACCTAGTCCGGTAGCTTCGGCGGTAATATCCCCCGCCGCGCCCTCAAAACCGACAACTTTCATTCGTGCATCTGCGGCCACTGAAGTTTCATCAACGAGTCCTTGCGACACAAATGCCGGAACCGTTGCACTTCCAGTGGTGCACATGAATGTACCATTGTTTCCCGCGTTTGTGAATCCTGAGTTACGCACCAACTCATTAGCAACGAAAGGTGTGCCGGTATCGACCGTGATGACACCTCCGCTTGAGGCCACCTCAGTGATTACATCGTCCGTTACCCCATCGTTATCTCGTGAGTTTGTTTCGCCCCATGCGCTATATAATGCCGAAGCCATCGCAATACTTATAGGAGCATCTGCAACGGGGTAAGACAATTCAAAATTAACACCTCCCGCGTTCTCATCGCTCGTTTTAATAGGGTCCGCATTCATGCGATCATCCCGAATCTCAGCCGAGTTCGTAAACTGAGGCTCGTATTTCATAGTTTCCCCAGTTGTGCGCATTGTGCGCATGCGGGGGGTTGTAGGCGTGGTGCCGAAGGTTACTTCCTTGAGCACCGTAAGGCGCAATCTGTTACTATCTGACATATCTATCTCCCGTTAAGTGTCTAATACCCAATCAACCGACATACTTAAACGCCAGTAATTCCCGTTCTCATCGCCCGGTTCACCAAGACCCACCGAAGCCTCTTGAAAAGTAAGCTTCCCAGATAGAAGCTGTTGGTCTCTTAAAAGCTCTATCAAAGATTCTGCGTACGTTCGTGCGCCTAAACTGCCCTCACCTGACGGTATCATAATATGAAACCATAGCAAACCGTTTTCACGCCATAAGTTATTATCGGGGGACCCTATCGAAGCTCTTCCGTAGCTATTTCCTGAAATCTCGACATAAATAAAATCCGAAGGATCGTCGGCTATCGGCTCGTTGGTGTTTTCGTAAACCAACGGAGTATCACTCCAATTAGCATCTAGGAAACTCTTTATCGCTGAATAAACTACCCCTGTTGACATCTACTTCACCCATATGCGTAGCGCGGGGTATCTCATAACCTCCCCCGAAGAACGCCCTGTTTGGTTTGTCTTTTTCTGGCCTTTGCGTAGCACGTACCCGCCGTTGAGGGTTACGAAAATAACTTTAGTACCTAGTAATTTAGCCCCAAAATGTCTTTTTAATGCCTTCGCGCAATCGTGGTACATCCCACGAGGCACCATGAAACCTTTCGCTCCGATTTGGGCTTTACGTGCGTAGGGCATATCGTTGGTGATAACCATGCTATTATATTTATTCGCGTCCTCTATAGGTATTTCCTTCCCGCCGGACATGATGAAGTATTTATCTTTGAAATGCCCGCCGCGTCCCGGCCCCGTTACGGACCAGCGACCTTTAAGAAACCCTATGGCAAACTCCGCCACCTCATTAAGCCAATTAAACCGGTATAAAATAGGACCGGGAAGGTGTACCTGCTCCTCTGAAACGCCCTCACGCCCATTAACAAACCTATCGTAGCGTTCATTCCCCTCACCTGTGCGAATGACCTCCCTCAAGGATTCTTTGGCCACCGTTGCAAGTCTTCCCCGCGCAGCCGGCCCCGTCAACTCGCCCATTATGACATCAATTTGCCGCTTTAGGTTTTTAGCAATAGCCATTAACCCCTCACGAATATATTATAGCGGACAACGTCATCGGCAACCGAAACCTCTTCTACGTGCTGAATGGTGTAAGTTTTGCTGAAAATAACAACTTTATCCCCCTTACGTATCGGAACTGGCCATGCAGCATTGTCGAGTTCCGTTGTACCAAACACCACCTCACGTGTACTTTGGGATAATTCACCCACAAGAACATTAGGAGATGCGGTTCTAAGGTAGCCCTTCAAGGTTAAATTGCTCGTCCCGCTCCGTTTAAGGACCATCGTAGTACCGCGTTTATCAAGTACCCGCTTATAATTAGAATCTATTGTCATGTGAACGACCTCTTTTTATAAGCCTCCAGCAACAAATCAACGTCTGCGGGGACGCCATCATCGACCGCGCCAACCCAATATTCTTCACGAGACACTCCGTCTATGTTAAGGGAGCGTAACATGGGGTCCCGGCCACGAGCGTAATACTTTTGTTTGACCATTTGGGTACATGCCTCAGTAAGATCGGCGGGGATAGTCTCGTAACCTCCAACGTAGGTCACTGCAATCTTCTCGCCACTCCAATTCGTCCTCTCCGCACTTGAATTCAAGCGGTATAGAAGACCGGAGGGGGCATCGTACTCGTACTCCTCATCTATCGTATCGTTATCTATATAAACAGACGCGACCGAAACAATCGGGGTGCGGGAAAGAGGGAGCTGAAACAACGCCCTTGTCGTAAAACGAAGATCGAAACGGAAGGTATCCACAACTGTTTCCGCGAGAAATACGCGGTTGCATATGTTGGCTATCTTCAAACTTTCCGAAGCAATGTAGCTAGTTAAAATTGCGTCACTATCCGTATCAGATATGCCAAGCTCTGCCTTGACCTTCGCAAGGGTGGAAAGGTCAAAAGACGAGGCCGCTTCCGTTACGGTTGTTATTTTTTCCATCTTCCTCCCGGCCTCCGTTCATAAAAGTTAAGATACCGTCATACTAATAGGGCGGCGGCGTTTAAGCTACCGCCCTAGAAGGGGTATTAAAAAACTAAGCCTTATTGGGGAGGATTAGCGGTAGGTTTGTTTCCCGGATGACCGAGGATAGCCAACGCTGACACAAAGATGTTACCAGAATTGTTACCGGTTGGAGTGATAGTCATACGGAGATATCTCTTAATGCCAATATAACCAAGCTTACGGGTTTCGTTATCGTCACCGAAAGCATAACCAGCAAGAGCCAGCGTACCAACAAGATCAGTTGTCGCAGGTGCCGCCGTATCGCTGAGCGCCGAATCATCGCCATGTTCCAGCGTCACGGCAAAGGTGGCATCGGTGTCCGTATTGGTACCAATGTTAATCGCCAGCATAACACTGTCGTAATCCCGCAAGTCGATGATAGACGAAACAATCGCCGTGTTATCTGTGCGAGCCGCAACCGGAGCAATCAACTGCACCGTGTGGAGGTTATTCATAATATCGCGCATAGCATATTCCCTTCTACGTTAAAGAGGGGAGGGGATGTATTCCCTCCCGAAAAATTAAAGCCCCTTACGTTGAGAACTTAAGAAACTTAAGAGCCTCAAACTGGAGTACCGCTCCACCGACACGACGCGTCGTATAGAACTTGACGTAAGGTTTGGTTGTAAGATTATCGCGGATAACACGTAAACCCTGACGATCAACAATCGTATAGGCTTGACGGAAATCCCCAAGCGCGAGAGAAAGCGAACCGTCTGCCAACTCTGCCATATCTTCCATCAAAGCAATCGGATAACCCAATAACGTCTGGGGGACACCAAGGGCAATACTAGGCTGCCATAGATATATGCCCTCACTCGTTTTGATTTTACGCAACTTAGTTACCACTGATCGACGGGTAGCAAAAGTTGCGTTGTTCAAATATCCCGGCTTGAAGGCCGCTTCAAGATCGAAGAGAATGTCGGCGGGATTAGACGCTGCAAAATCTCCAGCCGCGCCAGTGGCAACATGCTCTAATTGGCCCCACGTACGTGTCGCATCCGCAGTAGCCGCTGTCGTATAAGAAGCGAACCCACGAGGTTGACCAACACCGTTACCCGTAACAAACGCAGCGTTTTCAACGCGGGTAAACTTGTCCGCTACTTTCATAGACAACCACGCTTCCATGTCCCGCGAAGAGTCATCTAAAAGCTGTTGAGTAGCGATAGGTTGAGCAAACATTTCATGGACCGGAACGCGCCATTTAGCCAACTCCGGCGTATCGGTGTTAGCACGTGTTCCTGTTTCAGAAACCCACCCACCACTCGATGCTTCATCGGTATCACGTAAGCCTTCGATGGCATCCGTATTAATTGTCTCGGTAGAAACAAGTGGACGGATAATACTCGTTTCAAAGATACGGGTAATAGTTCTCGCCGACACTGCCGCAGGAACCACATACCCTCCGTCGGTGTCCACACCAACAGAGAGAGCTTTGCGCTCTTCGTCGGTCGCGAGAGAAGACTCACCCTTACGGAGAACAGTACCAAAAGCTTTGGTATAGGCTTTATACTCGTCTTCCGTAACGTCAGCCTCCCGCTTGAACTTTTCAGACTGAATGCGATGACCATTAAAGGTCTTAACCTCTTTCGCAAGGTCTTCGGATTTCACTGTACCGCTAAGTTCGCTACGATTAAGACGCTTCTCGATATCGTCCGAACGCTGCTCTGCGGAGGTTTTCGCGTCTTCAAGCGCGGTAAGAGCTTTATCAATTTTCTCAACTTTTTCTTTGGTGAGAACGTCCTCTTTACCTTCTTTAACTTCTTTAAGTGCTTCATCGTTAGTCTTCTTAAACACCTCGAAAGCAGTAGCTAGATCAGCAACTACCTCTTTAATTTCGATTTTTTTAGGTTCTGGCATGTTAAGTCCCTCCTGCGGACATTGTGTTAATCAAACGACGAATCTCATTCGTCAATTCTGTCTGACCGCCGCCGGCGTCCCGCAGGGGCTTATCAGTTTTGAAACCCGAAGATAAAATACCTTTGGCTTCTTCGCGAGAGAAACCTGCATCCCGCAGAGCTTTCTCAGCGTCTCGTTTAGAAGGCTCGGATTTCACACTCGAAACCCTAGCTTCTAGGTTCGCGGGGAATGTTACCAGAGAAACCTCCATTAAGTCAATCGCTGTAAGTTTTCGCTTAGGACCGTCAGGCTTTACACAGGCTTCGTACTTTTTGACACGGTACCCTATCGACATCCCAGTGATGGCTTTGTCTTTAAGCAGCGTGTACGTGTCGATCCCTCGCTGTGTTTTTGACAACTTACCTTCCACTAAAAGTCCCTTGCCATCCTCGGAAAGAGACACCCATACTCCGATAGGCATATTGTCCTCTGCGCCCATCCCCCAACCGCCGTGATTAAGGAGCAGGGAAGGCGCTGTTCCACTCTTTAGGGCCTCGCCTAAGGTCTCGGTAAAAGCGCCGGGCATAATCATGTCCCCGTAGGAATCTATATTATTAAACACCGCGCCATAACCTTTAAAGGTCATCTCTTCCGTGTTCTCGGCGGTCTTAACGTCTCGTAGTGAAAAGGAGGTATATTCCATAGACATAAGCTATTCCTTCGGGTCAATAGGTTCGGGTGGGGGTTTAGCGCCTTCTTCGGCGGGGAGAGGATTACCTACCACCATATTCATAGGCGACAGTGGCTCGTCTAAGCCATCAATCGGGTTAAGCTCTTCGAAACGCCGAGCCTCATTACGCATTAGCCAGCCGGCGTTGATGCCACTCCTGTAGTATTCGGCTCTATCCTTCGCCGCTCCGCGTAAAAGTTCAGCATCTAAGAACTTAGCATAAATCCCCCGCTTACGGTCTTCCTTCGATATCAACGCAAACTTTATGGAAGCCTCTAGTCTTCGATGCAGCGGACGGGAGGTATGAACGGAATGGGCTAAAAACATTTGTTCGGCACTAGCATATGTCGCGTTGTTTTCGCTATGTCCCGCCATGATAGGCAACACGCCAAATGCGCGGCATATTTCTTCGACTTGAAACTTCCTTCCCTCAAGCTGTTGTGCATCGACACTTTTCATAGCCAAGGAAGTAAACTTCGCCGCCCTATCAAGCAGCATGGGCTTGCCGGAGTTGTCTATTCCCGTGAACTCACTATCCAAGTACTCACGGAGCTGTTTTGCTTGACTGTCTTTTAAAATCCCTTCGACCGAATAAACACCAGAAGGGCGCAGCCCATTTTTTTGAAGCCTCGCTTGGCTGTGCTCCATGGCCATAGCTAACCCTACGGCCTCTCTAGCGAGCGCCACCGCCTCCAACCCCATCCAACCATTCATAGTTGGGCCTCTTACGTGCCAAATAGCCTCTTGGGGGAATACGACAGTGGTACCGTCTTCTTTAGAGAGGGTGTATACGAGGGATAAATCTTGGTTCTGCTCAACTGATATTTTGTTAGTCATCAAGGGAACAAGCTCTACTATCCTCCCTCGTACACGGTTTATGAATACGAAGGCGTTCCCGTTAAGAATAAGGCTAAAAGATAGCCACTCTCGGAATTGTAAAGTATCTTGGAAGGCATTGGGGGCCACGTCGAATAAATCATATAACTCGTGGTCAACCGCAGGTTCCCTATTATTGGTACCTTTTTTCTGAAATATGCGAAGAGGAATCGTCGAAAGCGTATCTGATAAAATCTTAACACAGCGAAATACGGCAGCTACTTCTAGGGCAGAAACAGTTGTAACCTTCGCCCCGGAACGCACTTCACGCCCCCCGTACAAATCACGCATTATATCGTCAATCGAAGCCTTCCGTGAGAAAGGCCAAAAGTTTTTAAAACGTAACATTACGAAGCACTCTCCCAGAATGACTTTTCCACTACCTCACCCCTGTCGGCGTTCCCAACGGCCATCGCACCCGCCACTATGCCGTCTATCCTACCAGTTGACTTACGTTTAGTAAATATTCGATTTCCCTTGGCATCCGCTTCGAGTACCGCAGAGGCGCTATTATACGTTAGCACAGGATTCCTCTTTACGCGAAGGAGCCCTTTCGCCACTTTCTCCTCGAGCTGATCTATTGATCGAGGCATCCATAACCTGCTTTCCTGAGAACGATAGTACCCTTGCCCATGGGGTACAAGCTCTATCTCTATGCCCTCGTTTGCCATATCCCTCTCAAAGTATTTAATACGGTAAGGATCAAAAGCTATACTTTCTATGTTAAACCTTCCCGCCAATTCGCCAAGAAAAGCAGCAACAAAACTATAATCCACCGCTCGACCGGGAGTAGCTACAAGCCAACCCTCCTTCACCCATTGGTCATACGGGACTTGGTCCTTGCGTGTTCTTTCAAGCAGGGTGTCTTCGGGTGTCCAGAAGAAAGACAGTAAATCGACCTGCCCGTCTTCTCCCGGGAAGGCTAGAACTAAGGAAGTTAAATCTTTAGTACCGGATAAATCTAAAGCGGCGACACAAGACCTCCCGTCGAGCTCCCTATCGTCGAAATCCTCTTCGCAAGCCCGCCATATATCTTGACCTATCCACGGGTTCGCCGCGTCTACCCACTGGCAAAAGTTAAAGCGACGGACTTCACTCTCGTTGGAAGGCATCCCCTTCGCCTCACGTACGCGCTCAATAATATACTTCTCCGTTATCGACACTCCGAGATTAGGATTAGCTTTGATCCAACAACTTTTATCCTCGAAAGGATCGTCGTCTTCGTCCATCGCGCATACGTAGCCAAACCAACTGTCATCCTCCTTAACGCCTTCGACAACTTGGGTAGAATATAAGTGGTGCCTCCAACAAACGCTTTGCCGATCGTGGCCACTATTCGTAATCTCTAATATAAGCGCCTGTTTTCTCCCCTTCGTACCCGCCCGCATCTTATTAACCACCACGTCCGTAGGATGCTCATGCACCTCATCAATCGCGGCGTAGTGGACACGCTTTCCGTCAAGCCCCCTCCCTTCGGAAGAAACAGGACGGAAATACGAACCCGAAGCAAGATGCGCGAGATTAAAAACCTCACGCTCACCTGATTTCTGTAAACGCGAGGAAAGCTCATGGGAAGCGTCGGTCATAAACACCGCATCACGGAATAAGATACGGGCTTGATCCCTCGTGACCGCCGCCGCGTAGCATTCCGCCCCCTTCTCACCGTCCGCAGTGAGCATATATAACCCGCAGCCTCCCGCCATAGGACTCTTACCGTTACCCTTCCCGATCTCAACGTACGCTGTCCGAAACCTACGAACGCCGTCTTCGGTTTTCCACCCAAACATAGAGCCAGTAACGAAGACCTGCCAAGGCTCCAATATAAAGGGGGTAGGGGGATCGCTTTCGGGCAGGATCAAAAGGTCCTTGTGAAACCCAATAACCCTCTGATAGGCGGCTATGTCCCATACCAACCCCCGCTTATGCCCGTCCTTTAAATCTTTAAGATGACGTGCGCATGCCGCACGGACGTAAGGCCCCGCTACGATCTTCTTCTTCACAACATCCTTGGCGTATTGGGTCGCGGGATCAGCCGAAGTACTTGTCGAGAGGGTCTTTTTTCTTTTTACCACTACCATTCACTTTCAATCTTGACCGAGCTGAGGGGGTTAAACCAAAATCTTGAAGGTAAGATTGGAACTGCTTCTCCGCCGTACTGAGCATACCGACTTCGGGGCGTCCCTTAACGCAAATGCTCCCCGTCTGTGTAACCGATTCCACCGTGCGCCCTTGCTCCTCGATGACCTCTTGGCATTCGATAATCGTTACGTAAATCTCGCACATCCTACCGAGGGCATATCCGTCCCCCACCGTTAAAACTCCCATGTCATCTAAAAGCTTTGCTAAAAGCTTCCACTCCTTCTTCGCCCGATCCGAAAGGTCCCTCGGTACCTTAGGGATTCCCGACGTAACTTCCGGTTCATCTTCGTTTAACGGCCTACGTCCGGGGTTCCCTTTGATGACCTTTAAATGCGTAGGGTGGGGTTTGCGTCCTGCTGCCATTTTAGCCTCCTTTTTTAGCCTACCTTTTCAACCTATCATTTTGGTAGGGCGTTTAATCCTACCTTTTGGTGGGACATTTTACCCTACCATTAAGCGCTATCAAATGCAACTGCCCATACACGGTTTGCCTTCCCAATCGTCCGAGAGATATCGCCCTCCCCCGCCCCCAAGGAGGGGGGCAGGGTGCGCGTTGGTAGGGAGGGACGCTAGGCAGTACCAGATAGAAAAGGGGACCCCCAAGGGGGACACAGGGAGGTTTAAAGGGGATTTTATAGCTAGGATTTTCTACCACCCTCCCCTGAAATGCCGCCCCCAAGGAGGGGGGCAGGGTGCGCGTTGGTAGGGAGGGACGCTAGATGTTACCTGCCAGCAAAGCGGGCGTCTAAAGAGGATATGGGAGGGAAGGAGGATTTAACCCCCCTTTGTATTCCTCGGCGGGGGGTATTTACCCCGCCAATGGTGGCCCTCCCCTTTCGGAATACCCTCGGCGGTGCAACCGCACCTCTGAAACTTAGAGGCTTTGTTACCAAAACCACCATCTCGCGAGGCAGTCTTACGGCTATGGCAAGGCCAGCACATCCATCGCAAATTGCCCAAAGTATCTTTGCCTCCCTCACGTCGCGGGGTTTTATGGTCAAGATGAAAGCTTTTGGTCCAGCTCTTCCCACACTCCGCGCATGGAGCGGGAGGCACCTTAGCACGTAGTAAGCACCAATTAGTGCCGTAACCTCGTGCGTTCGCGCTCGGTCGAGAGGGAGTATTCGAAGCCATGCGAAGGATATGGCACATAAAGGGCGTGATAAATAGGGCACACTCAATCTTTTAAGCGCATTTTGCACATATTTATTGAGTCCATAGCTTGCGTATTGAGCGCAAACGTGATATATTGACCCCAAGAGAAAGCCTCTCTTAACTCTCTAGGGTAATCAAACCCTTCAAAACAAAGGAAAATAACATGAAAAAATACAAAACATATAAGCCACATCGCACGATACAACGCGCCCAAGCCGTAGCCGGCGGCACCTTGATATTTTTAGCGGCTGTGTCTGTTTTTGTCGCTATCGGCTTTATCGCGGGTAGCGGGACTAAAGACGCACGTATCGCAAAAATAGAAACGGTCATCGTTAAGGCAGCCACGGTGTTGCCTCCCCGCAAGCCAGCACCTCCTAAATATTATCTGCCAGAGGATATGGCGGCACTTGTGGCCTCTATCAAACTAACCAACGCTTTGAAAACTCGCAACTAACCCCCCGAAAAACAAAGGAAAATAACATGAACCACACACACGACAAAACAAGAGAGGCCGCGATTAGTAAAATTATGGAAGATAGCGGGGCTTTCTTTGCTTTCAGCAATTCGCAATTCAAAGAGAAAGCACAAGAGGGCGTTACATATGCCCGCTTGCCTCTCGGCATGCTTGCGCCAAAAGACAAAGCACGGGCAACCATGAAAGCTATTAATGAGGCCATAGCGGAGTCCATAGCTGAATCCCTACGCAATAACACACTAGAGGAAATAATCAGATATGAACTAGCTAACCATGAAGCCCCCTATTCGGGCAATATTTGCGACACTATGGCCGCCCTCGCGGGCTATGACGTAACCGAGTCACAGGTGCAAAAAATCCTAAACACTATGCACGCCGAATAAACAAAAGAAAGGAGTCGCGCCATGTTATACAATTTCAAAGGAAAGAATCGCGAGGTTATGCAATTAAAAGAAAACCTATTGCAAGCCCTAATAGATGCATTTCCCGATAGGGATACATTCGCCGAGGTCATGCCCTTTGTTGATTATCTGCAAAGAGCGGGGGCAACAATTCGCAAAAGATATGAAAACGAATGCTCTTATGAATGGGCGGCCAATGATCCCAAATACACGGCAAGCACTGAAAGCCGAGAAAAGAAACTAATGCAACGCGCCGCCGATTTTGGACTCAAGCCTTGTGATTATTATGCTGTTGATAAGAAAGAAAGCGGCCACTATATCGCCATGCAAGGGGATTGCAGGGGTTGCCCTGTTATCGTTCGAATCGGAATTAGAAGTTATTCGATAGGCGCATAAGGCGGGCATTTACGCAACAAACAAAGAAGGAATCCACGCCATGGAAAAATCACCATATGAAAAAGCAATAATTGACACGGTTAAGCCAAAACTAGGGGACTCGTATTTCTTGACTCAACTTTTGGGGCGGCTGCAATCCGATTTATTGAACGGGGCGCAACCTTGCGGGCATTTGTGGGGGCTTGATTTTCAAACACACATTGCAACAATGAAGGCCATTTTTGACTCACTCAATCCCGCGCCTTGTTTCATATCAAGAAAAGAGATTCAAGAATTAGAAACGAGACTCGCGCCCGTATATGCGGCGCAACAAACAAAGAAGGAATCCACGCCATGACTCAAACATTAAAAACAACTATCCCATTCGGCGGCTTTTACGAATCCGTATGGGGGGCCTTAATTGAAGATAGCATAACCCACTATACTGAAAACGCCGAAACTCTAACCGAACATGAAGCCGATGAGTTAAGCGGACTCGCTTATGATTGCATTGACTTTGCAGCGTTGCGACTAGAGATAAGCCGCGCCTATGTGGTGGCGTTTAACGACTTTTTCAAGGATGAAACGGGGCAAGAGTTAGGGCTTGCGTTTGAGAAATTGACCAGCCCCCGCGAGTATAATTTCACAACAGACCGAATCCACTGCACCACGCCTCTTAAAAACATCGTGAAAATATATAGGGCGGTCGATAAGGCCACCTTAACGCGAGTCATAAAAAATAGTTTCACGTCGCGGGAGGGATTCAGCTCATTCTATAGTGATGACGTGAATATGTGGCTCATAGGAAAAGCCCGCGATGAGGAAGGCACGTTAAGCGGCGTTAAATATTGGGATCATAACCAATTAGAGACTCTCATTATCGCGGCATTAGAAGGGGCGGGCGTTGCCTCGGGGGAGTCTTATTCTTGCACATTTGAATCACCGATATATAGCGCCTTGCAAGATGAGCGCGACAACGGATGTTTTGAAGCGTTCGATACTCTCGATTCAAAAGCCCCTGTTAAAAAACTGAAACGCATTAACGAATTAGTAGGCAAAGAAAGAGAGGGGTAGAGGTTTTAACCAAAAGATATCAAGGGCACGGCATTAGCCGTGCCTTTTTTAGATTCAAAGTCCCTCTTTGGCGTGAACGGCTAGAGCCACGCTTTGGCGTGAACGGCTAGAATCACGCTTTGGCGTGAACGGCTAAAGGCACGCTTTGGCGTGAACGGCTAGAATCACGCTTTGGCGTGAACGGCTAAAGGCACGCTTTGGCGTGAACGGCTAAAGGCACGCTTTGGCGTGAACGGCTAAAGGCACGCTTTGGCGTGAACGGCTAAAGGCACGCTTTGGCGTGAACGGCTAAAGGCACGCTTTGGCGTGAACGGCTAGAATCACGCTTTGGCGTGAACGGCTAAAGGCACGCTTTGGCGTGAACGGCTAGAATCACGCTTTGGCGTGAACGGCTAAAGGCACGCTTTGGCGTGAACGGCTAAAGGCACGCTTTGGCGTGAACGGCTA